ATTAAAATATTATTAAAATATATAAATTAAATGTATAAAATTATTGATTTGCTTTGCAAAAAGCTAACATAGCATCAGGGTCTCTTGTAGGACATTCCTTAATCTTATTTTTATTAGAATCTGTTAATAAAATAGTTGGAAATCCTTGAACACCATTTTTTTGACACTCATTGTCCTTACTATCTACTTTTCTTGCTTCACAGCTACAATCACTATTATCTAATTTACTCTTAAATGTATCCCAATTTGGGTCAAATTTTTTACAATAAGGACATCCTTCCATGCTGTAATATACTAAAGTTTTAGGTTGACCTGACAATAAACCTTCTCTTCCATAATGAACATTAGAAAGTTCTCTCCATGAATATGCTAGATTATTTGGATTTAAAAAGTAATATACTACGTACAAAACTAAGGCAGCAACGAGCAATTGTACAATTTTATGAGTTTTTTTTAGTTGTCTGTAAAGAGATTTAATTTCTTTTAAAATTAATGCGTACATTATAATATTATTTAAGAAAAAAAAATTATGCATTAATATAAAAATTTAATAATTCTTTATTTTTAATAAAATATTTGGGTTTTAAACCTATAGGTGTAATAAATGTTGGATTTGGATTTACCAATAATTTATTTTTATCAAAAGTATTGGATTCATGTGCAAATACTAAAATGGTTTTTTCAGGATTTAATTGTACCATAGGAATTGTATATTCTTTTAAAAATTCTCTTTCTTCGGCTAAATCTGCATCATCATTATATTTTGTAATAAGTAATAATTCTTTTTTAAAAGCAAAAGTACCAGCAGTAGCATGATAATGTCCATATGGTCCAAATTGAAACATTTGACTTCTATTTTTAAAATATATATATACTTGGCTACTACCAGCTATTAATACTCCTTTATTTGACATTAATTTTTTTACGGAGTGTGTAATTCTATCTGGTGGATAATAATCATCATCATCCATATAAACAATAATATCCCCTTTACATTTTTGATGCATCAAATTTCTCTTATTACCTAATTTAAGTTTATTTTCATATCTGAAATATTTTACGCATTCAACTCCTTCAAATAAATCTTGTACAGATTCTTCACCATCATCAATAATTATCCATTCTATTAATTGTTTTGGATATGTTTGTTCTTTAAAAGATTTAATTAAATATGGAATAAATTTTCTTCTATTATAAGTTGGTGTACATACACTAACAAATGGTTTACCGTTTGGCGAAACAGTTTTTTTTCTCCTATTTTTTTTACCCATTAATTTAAAATATTAAATTGTTTTTAAATTAATTATCTACCAAATAATGCATTCCAACCACTTCTTTTAATAATAAAAAAATAAATTTGCGTTAACAACCAACCACCACCAACTCCTAGTGCTGCTCCGGTTTTAATATTATCATTTACTGGCATATGATTTAATATAACCATAATAATTATAAGAACTAACTCTAATATAAATAATCCTCTGAATCTATCAATATTTAATATATTTCCTAAGTAATGCTGACTACCAGTTGGTGTGAAAATTTGTCCAACTGCTAAATAAAGTACAGACCTAAGAGTTTGGAAGAATGATGTTATACCTGGAATAACATACGTTTGTAAACTTGGCAAGAATGATAATAATATAGATAATGGAACAGTTATTATATTTAATATAGGAATCCATCCTGTTACTATAGCTAAAATAATTGGTAAGAACAAGAAATTACCAGCCCAAGTTATTCCGGTTAATAAGTGATTATCTTTAGTTATTCCATACAAATAGTATTGTAAAAATGTGTAAATATATGATATGATTCCTAATAATTGTGGTAGTAAGGATGATATTATTGTAATCGGACCTATGTGTAATAAAAATGCAATATATACCCATGCCAAACCTGTTGGTTTACCAGAATAAAATGTTGCTAAAAATCTTAACGCTGTGTATACAAACCATCTATGGAATATCCACGATTTTTCTTGAACCCAACCAAATATATCAGGTGCACCATCTGTAAATAATTTAATCCAACCACCCATTGCAAAATTATATACTGCTTCTAATATACCTTCTGGCATATCTGGGACTGGTATTTCTTCTGATAATCCTTCTCCTCCTAATGTTTTATCTTTTTCTTCGCCTTTCTTTCCCCGCCTTTTTTGTTGTTTTATTTTTTTGAATGCTTCTTCGCTTTCACCTATTTCTTGCTCTCTTGCTGCAATTTCTTTTTTTTTGTTCATTTCTATCGTTTCAAGTTTTTCGTTTGCAATATCCCTTTTCATTTCTTCATTTGACCCAAATTTATTTGCAGAAGCTGACATAGTTTCTTCGTAAGTACCACCAATTTGAAATCCACCAACTTGTCCCTTCTTTTTTTGTGAATTAACAGCAGATTTTAAAGCATCTTTTGTATTTAAATCAGGATTTCCAAATAATGTTCCATCCGAATATGATTTTGTTTTTTGGTCACGAACACAAGTTCCTTTTGATGAAGTGCTAACTCTACCGTCTTTTTGTAAGTTGTATGGGAAACCATATTCATCAGTAGATAAAGGTGTGTACAAATATAATTTACCTGTAGGTCCTAATGTTTGTGGAACGGGGTCATCTAACTGATAATCTTCTGTCCATGTATTATTTTGAACTTTACTTTCTGCTTCACTAAGCCAAGATTCAGCTTTTGCAACAGATTCATTTCTAGTTTGAATAAATGCTCTTAAAATAGGATTTGTAGCTTCTTTATTATTTTTTGCTTCCCATTTTACAACCAAATTTGGGTCTGGTCCAACAACACTTTCTCCACCATACCCATCAACATAAAAATCATCATAATCATTGAAAATTTCTGATAATATTCTTTTTTGTAATTTTTCTTTTAATCCTAACATACTTTTAGCAATAGATTCTGGTTCTTCACTATCTTTTTCAGGACTATTTGTTCCCATTGAATTAAGGTTAGAACCAGATTCTTGTTTATTTTCTTCTGGTACTGCTCCACCTCTTTGTTTTCTTTTTTTACTATTAAATTTTCTAAATTGTTTATTAACCCATTTTCTACCACCACCTTTTAAAACATTTTCCATAGACTTTTCATATTCTGTTGATACAATTTCATTTTTTGATGATGTGTCAATTGGAGATTTATCTTTATTAACAAATACAGAACTGTCTGAATCAATAGGTGGTACGGTTTGTTTTTGAGGTTTATTTTGTGATACTGAAATATTATCATGACTAATATTAGAATGTTTTTCTATCCATTGTTTTGTTTCCGCTAAATCATTCTTATTTAAACAACTAGCATCAAAATATGGATAACAATTGCAATTATGAGGCCAATCCCAATGACCCGGCGAATATCTATTTCCTTTATTAGGTTTTGACCTACCAATAACATGTACAAAATTACTTCCAACAGCCCAAAATACAAATACAGTTATAACTTGAACTACTAGTTTTTTTATAAAATTTCCCCATGTTTTTTTTTCACCCATGTGTATAATATATAAATTAAATATATAATAATTAAAAATAATTTAAATTTAATATTATAAATTAAATTATATGAAAATTGACTATACTCCACAGTTGGATTTCAAGGATGTTTTAATTCGTCCCAAAAGAACAACATTAACATCAAGGTCACAAGTAAATTTGGAAAGAACCCTAAAATTTCCACATTCAAGTAAAACATGGACGGGTGTTCCAATTATAGCAGCAAATATGGATACAACCGGAACAATAGGAGTATATAATATTTTATCTAAATATAAAATGATAACTTGTTTACATAAATTTCATAATTTAAAAGATTTTCAAAATAGATGGAAAACAGAACCAATGGATCCAAATTATTTTATGATTTCAACAGGAATTGATGAGAGTAATTTTAGTAATTTATGTGATATAATACAATTTACAGGTTGTAAATGGTTATGCGTAGATATAGCAAATGGTTATATGGAACAATTAGTAAAGTTTTGTCAAAAATGTAGGGCTAGTTTTAAAGATATAATTTTAGTAGCGGGAAATGTAGCAAGTCGTGAAATGGTAGAAGAGTTAATTATTAATGGTGGAGTAGATGTAGTTAAATGCGGTATTGGACCAGGTTCAGCTTGTTTAACACGTATGAAAACTGGGGTAGGTGTCCCACAATTAAGTGCAATAATAGATTGTGCAGATGCTGCACATGGTTTAAATGGAAATATAATAGGTGATGGTGGAATAACTTGTCCAGGAGATATGTCAAAAGCATTTGGAGGTGGTGCAGATTTAGTAATGTGTGGTGGAATATTTGCAGGTCATGATCAAAATCCGGGACAATTAATATTAGAAAATGAAAAAAAATTTAAACTTTTTTATGGTATGAGTAGTGACCATGCCCAAAAAAAACATTATGGAAAAATGAATTCTTATAGATCTTCAGAAGGAAGAGTAATAAAAATTAAATATAAGGGTGATTTAGAAGATACAGTATTGGATTATTTAGGGGGATTACGGTCAACATGTACTTATATAAATTCAGAATGTATAAAAAACATGCCAAAATGCACAACCTTTTTATTAGTTAGTCAACAATTAAATACTAATTTAGTAATATAATATAATTAATATTTATATATGGAAAAATTATACTTAGGAATTTCTTCTATATTTGTATTATTTGCATTATACTATTTTGTAATAGATGCATATAATTTTTTATATAAAATTTGGTATGATTCAGAATATTTAGCACGTATAGTTAATAAATATAATGAAATTGTTGGAAAATATTTTTAAATTTGTATCATCAAAGCTGCCATACCATTTTGAATAGTAATAACATTATATTTCTCTTCAAAAACCTTAAAATCAAAATTGTATAAATTTAAGTCTTGTGAATTTTTTCTAATACCAATTAAATCACCTGTAGTACCACAAATAAAAGTAGTATTTGAATTAGTATTTAATGGTGTTTCAATAGTATTATATTCAAATGTAATTTTACCATATTTAGTTAAATTCATAGAACCAGATGGTTGATAATCTTTTAATTGAGTATTTAATGCAAAACTATAATGATATAAACCATCTTTAAATGAACCATCCGTTTTAGAATATTTTTCACAATATGAAAAAATACCTTCATCTAAAATATTTTCTCTATATTCACCATTTAATAATAGAGCAAAATCAACTAAAATATTTCTTAAGTTTTTTGGATATGAACCTACGCCACCAGTTATACTATGACCGTAGTTATTAGTGGTACCATTTAATGCATTACCATTTTCTACCAAAGCTTGTGGTCTTGTATTTTCAAAACTCCAATTAGTAAAATTAGTCCATTCGTTCCTATCTTTAACGTCACTTCTTCTAAATCTAAACATATAATTACTAACACAATTAGCAGTTGACATTTCTATCTTTTTTGTACCGGTTTGTTTTAAGAATTCATTTTCAATTACTTGTTTTATTAAATAAGATTGTCCATTTGCGGCAACACTAGTTCTCTCTTTTTTGTCTAAAAATACGTATGTAGACATTAAATGTACATCAGATATCCAAGCATCAGATGAAGTTATTGTTGGATTTGTACCTACATCGCTTTGTTCTGGTTTTCTTAAAAATCTTCGCAATTGATGTAATGTATTATTTGGATTTGGAGATATTCTACCATTACTAGTAGTTTCAATATCAATTATAGTATATAATTCTTTTAAAGGTCTAAAAGTAATTTTAATTTTAATTTCAGCATATTGTAATGCAACTAATGGTAATGCACATTTACTATTTTCTGAAAACCAACTCATCAATGGTATATATAACTTTCTTTGACGAATACTAGGCTCGGGATTAGTATTATTTGCTAACCAGTATGAATTAGGATATGTACTACTTAATCCTGTAGAATTAGCAGGGTCATACATTTCTGGTGTATGTCCTATCATTTGGTCAAAAACATCTTTTTTTGTTTTATTTAAATCTCTATGTGATAAACAATGTAAGTATTCACCTGAATATTTAGCTAAAGTTATTCCATTACTGGTTATTTGTATATCCTTAATCATAGAAACACCTAAATTTTTTATCCACTGAAATTCATAACGCACATAATTTGTACCATCATAATATAGTGTACTGTATATATTGGGCATAGTTAAACAAATAAAAGTATCATATAAAAGGTCACCATGTCTAGGTATTTTAAAATCTATTTCAGTTTCATTAATTAAACTTAATTGCCTTTCTTTTTCAAAATCTATTCTAAATTTTTGTAGTCCAAAATTTGTATGTTTAGCATATGTTGCCTTATAATATGTTTTCTTTGGACTAGCATTCAAAATTACATTTTCATTTCCCACAGAAACTAAGTTCATTAAACCACCTGGCATTAAATATATTATAATAAAATATTTTAATTACTTTTATACTAATTAATTTTTATAATTTATAATTATATATATAATGAGTGAACAATATGAAAGTGCTTTAATAAATAATGCAAAAAAATGGGCAGCATATGCTGTATATTTTCTTAATACGTATACATGGTTTATATTTGGAATTATTTTTTTCATAATACTTAAGTTTTATTTATATCAATGGGATAAACAAGATACAAATTATAATACAATGGAACGTGATTTTAAAATATTTAATCCACGAATTAATCCAATAACAGAGGAAGAATATAAACAAAATATACCTATAAGAGATTATTTTGTAATGTCTAGTTACAATAGTTGTGCTGGTGGTGATAGTTGGCAAGATTGGGTTGATATTAATATTTTAGAAAAATTAATTAAAATGGGTGTAAGGGGATTTGACTTTGAATTATATATAAAGGATGATAAGTGTGTTGTTGCGGTTGGACCCGAAGCAGAGCACAATAAATTTATATTAAAAGGAACCTATAATTATATTCCATTTAAAGATGTTTTACAAAAGTTAGATTCATATGGTTTTGGTACTGTTGAAAATGCTAGTGACCCTATTTTTGTAAACTTAAGAATTAAAAGTAATAATCCAATTATTTATGATAAAATAGCCGAAGCTATTTTAGATTCTAAAAATATTCGTCCAAAACATAGAATTCAATGGGATAAAAATAATTCCCTACTACAATACACTGTTTTTGCAAATCTATACAAAAAATACAAACACAAAAAATATTCTTCCAAAAGTATAATTAACGAATCTTTAAAATTCATTAAAGAAAAAATTGTATTTATTTGTAATGATAGTCCAACTAATTCATTTTATGCAGAATGGAATGATAATTATAGAACAGGACAAAATAAATATATGTTTATGGCGTGTATGAATATGAGTAATGTCATCGGCAATGCAATACCATTAACAAATTTTAAAGTACGTTTTTCACACAATAAGAAAAATTTGAAAAAAGATTTAAAACGTATTGTTGCTGTTAGTGTTCCAGATATTACTACTACTGGTGTAAATCCAAAATGGGAA